ATACTTCTGGTTTTTGGAAATCTCCAAAGAATGAAACTGTTGCTCCAATAAAGAAGAAATATTTTAATACAATATTGTCAGTGGTGTCTACAGTATCTAGTGGAATTCTAACAAATGGTGAATTATCACTATCAAAAAGGTTTGAGATGTCATCAATAGGGAGAACTCTGTTGTTCTCTGATAGTAAAAAGTCAGATAGTTTTTTGGATGAGAATTTTAAGTATTCTGAATATAGTCCTTCGCTGTCATCAATGTCCTCTTCAATAACAAAATCAAAATTGCTGACTGTAGATGTATCCACTTCAGATATTAAAGATACATTGACCTGAGAAGAACTTTCTGATTTTACAGTAAGAGTTTTTGCTATTCCAACTGGAAGTTCTGATTCTACTGACAAGTCACCAAACTGTTTATATCCAGATACATGGGATAAATCTGAAACTATTGGTTGCCAATCAGTAAATGATTTCCTGCTCTTTAGACTATATGAGAAATTCTGATAGTATTCACTGTCTTGTAATTTTTGTAAAATAGTGGAAAGATTTCCTCTAAAGTCTTTCCATCCAATAACCTCAGAAACACTAGAATCAACCTTTGTAATAGCTTTGAAAGTTTCAATTGAAGATACTTGAGCTTGTGATTTTGAAATTTCACCTTCTATGGTGTCTCCAACTAAAAATTCTGGAGTATCATAAAATTTGATAAGATCAGTTAATGGAGAGTTTGCATCATTATCTATTATTTGCTTACCTGAAACTTTTTCTGCATTAAAGAATGGATATTTCTCTAATACTGGTTCAACTTTAATTAGATCATCATATTTTGAAACTGATGCATTATATGTTGTAGAATCAAACACCCCAGGATCTTGATCTACTTGATATCTAACTACAGCTGCATCTGGAGCACTAAAGTTTGGATTAGTATATGTTACAGTAAATGATTTATACTTATAATCTGAACTGTTAAATCCATTTCCAGAACTGCTTAGAATATTTTCCACAAAAACAGAATCACCAACTGAAATTGGCAGTGGGTTTGAAGTTGAGAATCCAGAAAGTGGGGTCTCTAAAGTCAAATCTACATCATATGGACCAGATCCAGATACAGAAACACTAAGAATTCTAATTCCATTACTATTATTAATTGGAACAATTCTATTGTCAGTGGTTTTTAAATTAGTTCCTGGATCAACTATTATAATTTTATCTACAGATTGAGATTTAAGTTCAACATTTGCAGAAAAAGTATTTGAAACAACATCATCAGTTTCATTATACAATATTAATGTTGGTGGATTTACATATTTTCTTCCTGGATCTACTAAAAGAAGATCAGAAACTTTATAGTTATTTTTTACTCTTACTGCTGAGAATAAAGTTGATACTGGAGAAAGAGTTTTATCACTAGAATAGATTGCTTCAGTGTTTGATATTTTCACTGCATTGACATTTCCAATAGTTGTAGTTTTTGGATAAAGATTGCAACCTTCTCCAGTTTGAGTTATAATATTCTTTACTCCAGGAACTTTTTCATACGAATTTCCACCATATAGAAGTTTAACTTTAGATATTGGTCCTTTTACACCACTATCTAAAACTTCATATGATAATTTGGAGTTAGAACTACTATAATCTAATAGTTCTGGATTAGCACTCATATTATATGTAAATGTGTTGGTTGTAATTCCAATCACAATTCCTTCTGATTGCTTATAGAGACTTTCTTCTATTTTTAATTGATTATTATTAGAAACAGTTGAATCTGAATATATTTCATCAGATGTTGTAATGTTAGTCAATGTATAATATAAAAGTTTTGGAGTATAGTCTGTAATTGTTAGACTTAGTTCTGTTGAAGATTTTACAACTTCTATTCCATTTTCATTACCAAAATAAGAATTTCTAAAAACATCATCACTGTATAAATTAAAATCTTTTCCTGTAATGCTGGAATCTGTCAAGTCAAACTTAACTATTTGATTCTCAAATACTCTAATGTTTGGATTTACTTGACCATCTATCAAAACTCTTTTTTCTGTAGATGAATAACCAACAACATATGTTGTAGTTACCCCAGAAATAACATTAGTGTTTATTTTATTATTAACACTTAAACCATGACTTGATGCAGTAGAAACATTTACATTAATTTGACTGACTGTTCCAGTTACAACATCTCTTTGAGTTCTAAATCTATGGTAAATTCCTGTTCCTAGTGCATTATATCTCAATAAATTTTCTCTATTTTTGAGATCTTGCTTACTCTGGACTAATCCAATTACGTCTGGGGATAATTTAACCACATACAGATCAGGAAGATCTACAAGATTTCCTGCATTAGTAACTATAGAAGAAGCATCTGTTGTATAGGATACTTTTTCCCCATCTCTAAATTGATTGAATGGTAAGAATATGCCACCATGCTCAACATATTTTGTAATTGATACCCCATAACCAAGGGGGTTAGTTGATAAAGTATTTCCAATACCAGCTATAGTACTTATTCCAACAGAAACTGATTCTATTGGTTTAAAATAGTAAGAAATATCTTGTTCAGTTAAATTTTTCTCTAGATTTGGATATGAAAATGTAAATTTAGTTACAAAATCATAGACTGGGGTGCTAAGTGCATATCCAGGAGATCCAGCCTGCCTTAAAACATTTAATTGATTGTTTAAGTTATCAACTCCATAAATTGTTAGAGTTTCTGTACCAATGACTAATCTATCATCTACTCTATAGTTGCCAATTGGAGCTTTGATTTTTATAGATGTTACTATTCCTGTAGTGGGTTCGTCCCCCAAAGATTGAGTTAGTATCGTAGATGGTGTTTCTACATTAATTTTTCTAAATCCTTCTATTTCTGAAAAATCTGATGTTGAAATTCCAGTTATGTTTACAAATGTTTGAGATTTAAAGTTATGGGTGGTTGTTGCTATTCCAATTATTCCATCTTCAGTTGAAATAAAAACAATATCATTGAAAGTAGTAATACCAGCAGATATTGAAGTTACTGCTACACCAGAAATACTTTCGACTTCACCAAATGCACCTAAATCAACTTCTTCTTCTTCAAATTCAACTTTATCCCCAACTTCATATCCAAGACCACCGTCTAAAACATCAACAGAGTCAATAGATCCTTGAGAAACTGCTGTAACATAAGCATCAAAAGCAGAATCTGTAGTAACATTATCAAAATACTCATAGTAATGCTCTTTATCATCAACTCTATATGGTTTAGTATATTTGATGATTCCTAACTCATTAAAGTCTAAGTTTTGGTTTAAGTCTAAATCAAAATTTGAACTTTCTGGAATATAGTTATAAGTATTTCCAATTATGTATGGGAATTCTGGATTATCTGTAGTATCTAAAGTGCAATAGTATGCATAGATGCCTTTTGGGTATTCTGGGGTTATGGCAAATCTTCCATTATTTTCATCTAAAGTGCCATTATTTGTGAAAACATAGTCTTCAATACATTCTAAAGTTGATGGTGGACTAATTTTACTTCTAGTATATCCACTTCTCATTTTTATGATATTTCCAGTTCCATCCACATTTTCATATGCATATGGACCATAAATTGGACACCCATCAAAAGCCCATCCAACTATTGGAGAGTGCTTAGTTGAATCTATCCTAAAAGATTGTCTTAAATTTGAGTCTAAGAAAAATGTTCCATAGGTATTTCCAAATCTTGAATATTTTGCACCAAACAAAAATCCATTTTTAAGATTTGATGTTCCAAGTTTAGCAACTTCATTAAGAGTCCAATTAGTTAAACTGGCAGTTAGATTTAAATCTCTTCCTGATGACTTTATTCTAACTGTAGTATCTGATGAAGCATATCCAACTCCACCATTTACCACATCAACAGATATTATTTGATTATAACTTACTGCACCATTATAAATTTCTCCATTACTGACAACTGCAGTTAATTCTGCACCATATCCCTGACCTAAGATTTCAAATTCAAAATCATTGACATAATCTTGTCCAGCATTTTTTACTATGACTTTGATTATTTTGCCACGATCAATTAGAGGTAAAAATTCTGCATCATAACCCTCTTTAACTTCAATTCTAGGTCTTTGGTGAAGGTTTACAACCTCTCTAGAACCAAGAAGTTCTTTTGCTGGTTTTGCCAGACCTTTTTGAACATGTACTGATTTTACAGATCCTTGCACTACTGGTACAATAGTTGCCCCATATCCAGTTACTGCTGCAGCAGTTTTTTTGTACTTACCAGAGACTGTAACTTCAATTGGGGGATACTGAACAAAATAAGTTGTGGCAAAATCCAATCCAGAAACGTTTAAAATATTTTTCCTTGCAAAATCTGTAGTTAATCTAAAACTATCATCATCAATTTTGTCAATATAATAAATTTGTCCAGCAGTAACTCCACTAAGAGGGGATCCATCTTGAGTAACTATAACCTCTTCCCCACTCTTATATTGATGATTTTTAAAGGTAAAGATATTATCAAAAGTATTAATGTCTTCTGGAGCAAAAGAAAGTTTTTTATATTTAAATCCAGTTTGAACACCAACAAAAGAAACTTCATCAATAATTTGAATTTTTTCTAATGCTCTAAAATTTTGTACTCCACCTCCAGTAGTTCTAATATCTATTAAATTAGTTTTATTTACAGCATCTAGTCTTGATGGTGCTAATCTAAATGAAGTTGCAGCACCAACTTCAGCAATATAATAAACTGACCTATCTAATAGTGTACCATCCTCAACTACAGTTCCAATTCCAATGGGGAATGTTCCATTGGTCTCATACACAACTGCTTCCCCTTCTGTAAATGGATGGACAGAATCAAACTGGAAAGTATTGTCTACTGTTCTAACTACAGTATCCCTAGTTGTAGCATTAAATTGCAATTCCTTATCAATGTATCTCATTTTCACAGTAGTGGGAATATCTTTTCTATTTCCACCAGTAACTGTTACAGTTGGAGCTGCCTCATAGTTATATCCAGGATTTTTAACTCTAAGAGATTTTAATTCACCTTCCATTTCTGGAATTAAGAAAGTTTCAGTGTCTTCATCAAAGGTATTATTGAATATTCTAAATTGTGGTGGATTTGATAGACTATATCCATTACCACCATTTAAAACTTCAACAGTATCAATTTTTCCATAAAAAATCTTGTCATAAGATTTGTAATTTTGTATCTCAACTCCATTACAAAATATCCCCAAAGGTCCAGGTTCTGTTACTACCTTATTTTTTTGGAATCTTGGAGTTTTTGGTATTTTTTTGAATACTTTTGGAGTTGAAAATTCATTACCATAAATTCTAGAACTTTGAAGAATTATATTCTCATAATATCCAGCAATAAATCCATTTTCAGTTAGTTCTAGAAAATTTAATTGAACTGTATCTAAACTTTCTCTACTTTCTGATAAAGATATTAATGCTGGACCAAATTTCTTAACATAATAAGTATTGCCAGTATTAAACCCAACAGAATCAATAAATTCACTAGTCATGTCTCCAGTGATTCCATATCCAACAACTTTTACTGCTTCCCCATTGTAAAAATTGTGGGATCCCACTAAAGTGGCAGTATTGTTTGAATTAGCATCAAAAGTAAATTCTTTGATGTATGGACTTACTTCATAATCTGGAAGTCCATTTGAAGTTATGTAGTTGTAATTATCATCAGCATAAGCATCTTGAATATTTGCAGTATATTTGTCATTAATTTGATTGAATAATTTAGTAAAAGATATTGCTTTTGATTTTTTTAATTTTCTTCTAAAAAGAATTTCTTTACCTAAAATACTCGTGTCTTCAATTTTTTGGGTACTAAATTCTTTGGATAAAGCAGTTGAAACCTGTAAGTTAGAAAGGTATACTTGATAAGTTCCTTGAGACCTAACATAAAGATCAACTAAATCATTATTTTTTAAGTTGTGTTCATATTTACTTAAAGCAAGTCCATTAGAAATTGCAAATCCTTGCTCTGAAAAAGATCTAACTCCAGCATCAATTTCTTGTACTGCTTCTCCACAATATATGGAAATTGGATGATTAAATTTTAAAGATCTTACAAAAATATTATTATCAGTATATCCAACATTATCTACTCTAAGTGGATCATCAACTAAAGAATAAGTAGAGGTTTCTGGGGCAAAAACTGAAAGTACATTGTTTACTCTAAGTTTTACTACATTGTTAATATCACCATCTTCATAAGAATAGACATAGTTAGTAGAGTATATTTCAGATTTTCTTTCTACCAAATCTGTAATATTTGCCTCACCAACTTTTGATACATGTAAGAACTGATTATTAGTTTTGTCTGTGTATTCATATTGATTTTCCCCAATGTTAAAGATTCCAGATTGGGGAAATCCAATAGTTGAATCTACAAAAATAGTATCAGATCCAGATGGAGCATCTTCAACAACATATGTTTTGTATGTTGGAATGAAAGTTCCAAATATTGATCCCTTTGGATTTAAGTTGTTTGAGTATCCAGAAAATATTCTAATTTTATAAAGAATTTTTCCATTTAGTTGATATGAGTCAACTGCATATATTGATCCACTTGCAGGTAAAACTTTAGAATTGTATGGGTCTGAATCCTGATATAAAGTCTGACCAGCAAGTTTATATGGATCCCCTTCAATTAAATCACAAACAAAAGTTTCAGTAACTATCCACTTGTCATCAGATGGAGTGAAGCAATATTCTCTTGGTTTTATAACCTTTACATCTTCTCCATAGAGAACCCTGAATAAAATTTTATACGCTTCATCAGTTCCTTTTGACTGATAAAATGTTTTTGCTTTGCTGATGAAATTTTGTGGATTAATTTCTTCAGCAAAATCTACATTTTCAAATCCAGGAGTGTATAAGTTTTTTTGTTTTTTGAAAAATTCTATAAGGAATAAGTTACTTAAGTTATTAACTGTATCTCCAGATGAATGATCACTAGATTCAGTGGTGGTAAAAACTAAAAACTCATCATTTGTCTCTTGTTGAAGAGAATCTGCTCCACTAAACCCTCTAATGCATCCAGTGAAAGAATTTGTAGTTATTCCAGTATAAGTGATAATCTCATCATTTATTTTTAAGAGACCATATGATTGAGGCCAACCATTAGTAGATTCTACATAAATTGTATCACTAAAAAAATCTACATCACCAACTAAAGTTGTTGATGTGATTAAATTGGTAGAATTAAAAGATGAAATATTTCTATACGATACCAAGTTTTCAGAGAGATCAACTGGTCCTCCCTGAAATTCCTGAGAATGATAATATTGCTTTAAGAATTCTGAAAAGTTAGGATTATCTTCTAAAATAAACTCTGGGATTTGGTTATCAACTAAATCACTAATCTTTACTAGCTTCTGATTTTCTACCATCTTAACTTCTTATTTTAGTTCCAGTGGAATGACTTGATTCTGGTTGGAATCTGCTTCCTGAAGCATTTTCTCCAGAGGATATAATATCTTTCACCATACTTATTGAACTCTTTCCAATATCTAATTTTAAGTAAATTGATTTTTTGGCAACTACATCATTAGAGTATGGAGTTGCTTCAATTTCAATGATATTATTGGGAAGAGCAGTAGAAGATACATTTATATTATCTATATCAATTTCACCAGTAATATAATCTACTGTTCCTATGTCTTGCTGCTCTGTTGATTCAGTTTCCCCATCAACAGAAAACAGATACAATCTTCCAGTTTTTAAGTCTGATTCTGGTTTGTCTGAAATGTAAACCTTTCTAGACAGACCATTAATAAAGAATCCTGAACTTCTTATATTATATCCAGATGGATCAACATAAAATCTATTTTCAAAACATACAAGATACTGTGTTGGTTCACCAATAATAGTACCAATATTTCTTCTTATTCTAACTTGTGTAATATTTGATGTTAC